TATGACGGGTTTTGGCTTAACAACACTCATTCCGTTTGGAGACATAAAGAATGGTACAAGTTAAATTTTACGGCGATCTTAAACGATTTGTGCGTGAGCCGGTAGAGCTTGATGTTGATACCTTTTCCGAGCTAATGAGCGGGCTTTTGACACAAATTAAAGGATTGCGCGAATATCTAAAAAAAGGCTGCTACAAAGTAAGGATCGGTAAAAATACTTACTTGAATGAAAATCAAGTAAAAGCCGACATTGACTTTAAGTCTGATTGTACTATCCATTTTACCCCGGTTATTGCTGGGGCGGGGAAAGGCGTTGGTATTGGTCAAATAATAGTTGGTGTAGTACTGATTGCTGCGTCTTGGTATGCTGGTGGTGCTGCCGGTTGGTCTTATTTGGGGGCGCAGGGTTTTGCAGGTGCCACAATGGCATTCACCGTTGGTGCATCACTAATCGTTAGTGGTGCAATATCGCTTTTGACACCTACGCCAAGTATGGGCGATCAGAAAATAAAAGAGGGCGAGAAAAATCAAAGTACCTCATTTAGTAATCTTAAAAATCTAACCCCACAAGGGCGACCTATACCGTTACTTTACGGGCGTATGATGACAAGTCTTGTTTTAGTATCGCAAGGCGCCGAAGCGTACGACGATGCACCTGAGTCCGATAACACGCAAACTGGTGGGACTGGCAAAAGAAGAAAATTAAAACGTAATTAACAGACCGCACTTTTATGTGCGGTTTTTTTATTGGGGTAAATATGGGCGGTAAAAAAGGTGGCGGCGGCGGACATACTCCGGTAGAAGCGCCGGATTCTTTGCTATCATCACAGCGATTAAGCGCAATTGGAATTATATCACTCGGACCAATCAAAGGGCCGGTGAATAAGTGGAAATCAACTTATTTAGACAATACACCAATCCAAAACGCGAGCGGTAAGGATGATAATGACGTAGATAGTTTTAATTTTACAAACATGGAAATCCAGTACACGCTAGGAACTCAAGATCAGTTACCAATGACCGGGTTTGATAGCAGCCAGCGTGAAGTGCCTATTGGTATTGAAGTAAAAAAAGAACGTCCGATAACTCGCTCAATTATCGATCCTGATGTTGATCGATTACGTGTGACAATTGGTGTTAATGCATTATTTAGCCAAAATGATCAAGGTGACACAAACGGAGCGTCTGTAGAGTTTGAAATTTTAATAAACGGTAATCTTTACAAAAGTTACTCTATCAACGGCAAGTCATCCTCACGTTTTTATCGTAGCTATATTATCGATGATCTACCTCCTAAGCCGTTTAATGTCACCGTTAGACGGGTTACAGCGGACTCAAAAAGCCAACGCTTACAAAATGCTATCGTTTGGAGCAGTTATACGGAGATTATCGACGCTAAACTGTCATATCCAAACATTGCAATGATCGGCATTAAAACCGACTCCCGACACACCCCCAATTTCCCGAATGTAAATTCGCTCCTGGATGGCCGTATTATCAGCGTGCCGTCCACTTACGATCCTGAAACACGCGCTTATGCGCCGGGAATTTGGCGCGGGGATTTTAAAAAAGAATGGACAGAAAACCCAGCTTGGATTTTTTACGACTTAGCGACAAATCCCGATGTAGGAATTGGGAAACGCATAAGCGAATATGGGCTTAATAAATTTCAGCTTTATCAAATTGCGCAGTATTGCGACGAGCTTGTACCTGACGGCTACGGCGGCAAAGAACCTCGTATGACGGCTGGTATTTGGATCACTGAACAGCGATCGGCGTATGAAGTATTAAACGATATGTCATCCGTTTTCCGCGCTATTGTAGCCTGGAACGGAATGCAGATGTTGGCAATCCAAGATAGACCAACAGATCCAGTCTGCACTTACTCTCAAGCAAACGTAATTGACGGGAAATTTGCTCGTCAATATGTACCATTGAAATCCATTTATACTGCCGTAGAAGTGGAATACGCCGACAAAAACAACATGTATCAAAAAGCTATCGAGTATGTTGTCGATGATGAGATGGTGGCACGTTACGGCTATAACGTTAAAAAAATCACTGCGTTCGCTTGTACCTCACGCGGGCAGGCGCGCCGCTACGGGAAATGGGTGCTTGTTACGTCTAAATTAGAGCAATGCACCATTACATTTACTGTTGGGCGTGAGGGATTGCACCACCTGCCGGGCGATATTATTGAGGTAGCAGACAATAGCTGGGCTAAAACAAACCTTGGCGGACGCGTTGTCGGAATCAATAAAAGTGCGGTCGAATTAGACCGCGAAATCAAGATTGAGGGTGGCAGTTATCTGTCTTACGTTGTAAGAGATAACAACGGACAGCGCACAGAACGGGTTAAAATCCTAAGTGTCGCTGGAAATGTTGTTAATTTGGAGAGCGTACCGGAAAACTTAAACCCTGACGACAACTGGGCACTACAAACGCCGTTAGTGCGCACGGAATTATACCGTGCTATCGGCATCTCTGAAAACGACGGCAATTATACGATCACGGCGTTACAACATGAGCCGCAGAAACAGGTGATTGTTGATAACTCGGCAAATTTTGAGCCGCGTAATACGACGTTACATCAATCTGGGGTTAATCCGGTAAATAATGCTGATGTAAGTTATGGCGATAACGGGATTAAGTTGACGTGGACTGCGCCATATAATGCAGGGACTGTTAGATACGATGTCAAACTCTATCGTAACGGCAATCTATACAGCACTCACTTAGACTTAGACAGCCCGGAGATTAGCTTTGAAAACCTGCCGAGCGGAAGCTATACGGTAGAGATACGCAGCAAAAACGGTTTAGGGCAACTGTCCGATCCGGTAACGCGCACGTTTGAGATTAATCTCAATATTCATAGATTCGTAACTAAATCCTTGTTGTTTGCTATTGAGCTTGATTGGGATTTACCTAAGACGGCCACAGTCGGTAACTACACCGAGGTTTGGCGCAGTGCAACTAATGATATTAGCAAAGCGGTTAAAGTGGCAACACTGCCATATCCTCAAAGTAACTATGTTATTAATGGTGTGCCTTTATCAACAGGCTACTACTTTTATTTGAGAGGAGTGGACAAACAAGGTAACAAAGGCGAATTTACCGAAGCAGTATTTGGCGAAGCAGATCATAATCCTGATAACTTGTTAAATGCGTTAGAAGGGAAAATTACTAAATCCCAACTTGGGCAAGAGCTCATAAACTCCATTAAATCTGATATCAATAATGCAGTTGGGGAAGAAGCTAAAACAAGACAAACTGCTGTCGCAGGTGCATTAGCTCAAATAGCTGCACAAGCTCAATCATCAGGAACTGCAATTAAAAATCTTGAAAAAGCAGACCAAGCACAAGCTGAAACAATTAAAACTGTGACAGCGAAGGCCGAATCAGCTTTATCAGGTATTACTGCAGTAAGACAGGCTCAAGCGGAAAGTGATAAAGCAAATGCACAACAAATTAACGTTTTAACCGCTAAAGTTGGCAAGGCAGAATCAACAGTATCACAGGTGAGTAGTGCTGTAGCAGGACTTAATGGCAAAGTTAGCTCGATGCACACAATCAAAACGCAAGCTATTGCTGGTGGACGGACTGCTGTTGCCGGTATCGCACTTGGTGCAAATCAAGACGAAAGCTCAGTCATTGTTATGGCTGATAAATTCGGAATTGTGGCAAATGCGAATGATGGTAATGTAAAACCAGTGTTTTCTGTTGCAAATGGGCAAGTCGGTATTCGTGGCGATTTGTTTGTAGCAGGGTCTGTGACGAGAGATAAGTTATCATCTGGTGGCGGTGGGAATCTCTTAATGAACCCGCTATTTGATAATGACGCCTACGGATGGCGTGACGCCGGTGTAAAAGGCGGCGATTGGTCAAATTGCCCAAACGTTAATGTTGTACAACGCAGTAGAAATGATGCGAATAGATATCATCCGAATGGATTACAAAATGAGAGATGGAGAATTTTAACGTTTAGCGGAACGGAGACTCAATTCAATACACTCGCCGATAGAATGCCTTGGGTTGATGTGATCCGTTGCATGGTAAGTGTAGTAAAAGATAAATGGTACATCTTTTCAAGCTATGTGGGCTGTAATTTCTGTGGCGGGCAATTACTCGTGGAGAAATATTCGGCCAACGAAAAATCTTATCTAGGGCTTATTGGTAGCGCTAATGTAAGTTCTGGAAATGTGACAAACCCATTCCCGCAGTTTTTAGATGCACCAAGTGGATATTTTGAGCATGGTGTTGCGCAAAATACTCCTCGGGCATTCGTTAAGTTTCAGGCGCCAGAAACAGGAAAGGTGTTGTTGATATTTAGAATTAACAGATTTGTTAAAAATATAAAATATGCCGATGTTTATATGGCACGCCCAATGCTTGAAGAATGTCTTGCTACAAGCACTCAGCCTAGCCCATGGCAAAATGCAGGAGTAACCGAAGTGCATGGTGGAAGCATTATTGCTAACACAATCCGTGGCGACCACATTCAGGCCAATCAGGAAATTAGATCGCCTAGAATAACTGGTGGGGTCATTACTGGTAATACCGTCAACGGTGCAACAGTAAATGGCGGAACAGTTAATGGTGCAGTGGTAAACGGTGGCACAGTAAAGGGTGCAATTGTTGAAGGTGGCGTAATCAGAGCTGCAAGGCTCGAAGGCGTAACTGGTAAATTTACTGGCACGCTTGAGGTTAATCAGTTGGTCGGTGGGAATTTGTGTGAGGTGGCTATTATCACTGTTCATAGAACTCTTGGATTCTATCAAGTGTGGATAAACATAGCCCCCTCACCTGTTAAGCGAATTTTCTTCATTGTTAATTCACACAAAACATTCACAGTTGAGGCTAATAAATCGCACAGGTTTTTATATACAAATCATGATGAAGATCCACCAGAGTTTTTTGAGTTTAGAGATGGTCGTACCGCTAAAATGTGCATTACAGCATACGCAGTATCAGACACAAGAACAATAACACAAGACTAGGAGTAAACATGACAACATTGGCAAAACAACAGAGAAAACGGTCAAATCGTAATTTAATCAACCTTAACTAAAACCACCGCACTTTGATAAATCGAGTGCGGTTTTCTTTTATCCAAATATCCAAAATCAGGAGCAATCAAATGAAATTTATTGAAAAAAATATTGAAGATGCACGCACTGGTTCAATTTCAGAACATCATACTGTAACAGGCTTGCAACTTGACTATGTCAATAATAGTACATTTGTCACCATTGCGTCTTATGTATCAAAAGCCAAAAAAGACGAGGGTAAAGACTCGCTATCGGTTAACACCTTCACAATTCAAGCAGTTCCAGATTGGGATAAAATTCCGTATGAATGGGCATTGAATGAATTAGTAAAAGCTCAACCAGAAGATTTCACGCCTGAAACATATATAGGCTATGTAAACCCATATATGTTTGCTGGTGGGAAAGTAGAACAGTAAACAACAAAACAACCGCACTTTTAAAGTGCGGTTTTTTATTGGAGAGAATATGGAAAATATCGAACTAGAAACAGTGCGTGGCGATGATGATGGATGGTCTTTCGAACTGCTAGAAGATGATGAATCTCAATCAGATTTAACTGGCTCTCGTTTTGATATGTGGATCAAACCAAAGAAAGGTGAATTGATTAAATTATCAACTGAAACAGGTGAGATAACTGTTAATCAAAATATTGTGACCGTTTCTATCTCACACGATAAGACGCAAGGAGCAAAATGGGAATTTGCTACCTGGGATTTACAATGTACCAGTCAGCAAGGATTGGTAAGAACACTCGCAGGTGGTGTATTCACGCTTATCCACGATGTAACGGAGGCGAGATGATTATTAGATTAGTTAAACGGTCGAAACCTAATATCAAGGTTAAAGTGCGTTTAATAAAAGAGATTGGCGAGAGAAAGGAAAAAATCCCAACTCTCGAAGAATTAAAAACATTCTACAAAATAGGAGCTTTATAAGATGGCAAGGCCAGAAATTACCACAGTTTTAACCGAGTTCGCAGAATTCTTAGGGCAAGAAGATAAGAAATTACAGAGCGCAATCGGAAGCCTTGAGAGTTTAACGACCACACAGAAAACATCGTTAGTTTTGGCGATTAACGAGTTAAAGCAATCCATTAATACATTGTCAGGCAATGCAGCAGGTATTAATGATAGTGCAACGAATGAAACCTCAACATTGTCGGCTAAGAAAATTCTTGAGCTTTTAAACCAAGCGAAAGCCGATGTCAAAAATGACCTTTTAGGCGGTCAAGTTGACGCAAGCATTGACACAATCAAAGAGCTTGGCGATATGTTGAAGAACATTCAAACAGGCGAAGATGGCTTAAATAAATTGGTTCAAAAAATAACTCAAACAAACCAATCACTAGCACTTCTTGTTGGCAAATTTACCGTATTAGACGGCATTAATCTTAAAGATGCCTATAATAGAGGATATAACCTATAATGGCATTTGATACAACAATCAAAGAGTTTGCCGAATTTATGGGTAGTGAGATTAAACGAGTTGAGACTGGGGTTTCAACTGGTGGCTCACAATCCACAATTCCAATTATTTATGGAGCAGGCAGACCCGATAAACCTGATACAACAGACGGCAAAATCAAAGATAATGAGCCTAACGGTACTGTTTACATATCCAGTAACGGAGCAGGTGTTGGTGCTTGGAAGTGGATTAAAGCTAAAGGAATATGGCAAGTTGTATATGGCGATACTGGTGATATTACCCTCAGATCAATAAATACCGTAAAAGGGAATTTGGTTAAAATCAGACGATATAACAACCTTGTAATTGTAACGTTTGGTGGTGGACCGTGGGGGTGGTTTCAAGCATTAGGTAAAGGTAGTGCTGGATTTTTCCAACGAAAACGTAACACTAGAAATATTGACATTATTACATTAAATGGTATTCCACAAGGTTTTCGTACAGATTTTTCATTGATTAAACCTTTCTATAATGACAATGGTATCGAGCTTGGTAAATTGTATATTGGTGGTAAAGGCGATAGTAATTATCTTGAAATGCGATTTTTAGAAGAAATCAGAAACGAAAATTATACAGATTTACGTTTTCCTGATTTGATGTGGTACACGACAGAGCCATTCCCAGATACACTCCCTTAATCTATAAGTTCAGCAACTTCTTCCATATCCGGGCGTAATAAACGTTTTGTAATATCTGAATGTCTTTACGCCCTATTTTATGGCATTATTACAGCCCTGTAACTTTCGGAGTTTCGGAAAAATATGTAAAGTTTCGGAAATAAACAATATTACAGATATATAATAAACTGATTTTATTGATTAAAAATTGGTGTTTTGAAATTTGTACGTTTTGACTTCAAACGTGCTTAATTTTTAGCTTGTGATAAGAACACCAATAATGATGAGTTATTGGTGTTTTTTCTTTTCGGGAAAAGTGCGGTCAAATTCGAAATCGTTTTAGGAGTATTTTCCAATGAAGATAGCCTTAGGCATTGAATATAACGGAAAACAGTATTGCGGCTGGCAGCGACAAGAGAAAGTGCGTAGCGTACAAGAAGAATTAGAAAAAGCGTTATCTTTTGTGGCAAATGAAAAAATTGAAGTGTTTTGTGCGGGCAGAACAGACTCTGGTGTGCATGGCACGGGGCAAGTTGTGCATTTTGAAACCACAGCGGTTCGCCCTGAAAAAGCTTGGGCATTTGGTACCAATGCGAATTTACCTGATGATATTTCAGTGAGTTGGGCAAAAGTGGTGGATGATGAATTTCACGCTCGTTTTTCAGCAACCGCGCGTCGTTATCGCTATATTTTGTATTGCAATAAATTGCGTTCAGCCATTTTGCCGGAAGGGATTACTCATTGCCATTTAGATTTAGACGAAAAGAAAATGCACCAAGCGGGGCAGTTCTTATTGGGGGAAAATGATTTTTCCTCTTTCCGCTCGGCACAATGTCAATCGAATACCCCTTGGCGAAATGTGCATCATTTAAACGTGGTGCGAAAAGGACAGTACGTTATTGTGGATATTCAAGCTAATGCTTTTGTGCATCATATGGTGCGAAATATTGCTGGAAGCTTGATTGAAGTTGGTGCAGGCAATCAACCTGTTGAGTGGATGAAATGGTTGTTGGAGCAAAAAGATCGTAAAT